GGTGGAGGATGAAAGGAAGAATGTTGAAGCCCGTGCGGCTTGATTATTCGCCATAGTCGACTTTAATGGTGTCGCTTTTGTGACCTTTTTGTTTTATTTCGTCAAAATGCTTTGCACCGTTTCTGTTTTTTGAGTAGTCTTTAAAATACTTTTCTTTAACAGGATCAACGCCACCGTTCTTTTCCGCTCTAGTTTCACTAAGTTCTTTGCTATAGTCCATCATATCGCCATAGCTTCCTTTTTTGTGTTCTGTCTTTTGTATAAACTCTTTTGAGCTATACGGGTCCACACAGGTGTCGATGGATGCGTTTGGTATAGTGAATACCCTTTTCCATTCCAGGCCCTCAGAATCGAAGTATACGTGCTTATCGTTCATCCCTTGAACAATCTCTTTGTATTTTTCTCCGTCTGGAGATTTATAAATGTATATAGGCATATTCTATTATAGAGAAACAGGGGCAGTATTTCTACCACCCCTGCTTTTTATTTATTTAATAATGGTTTGGTTATTGGATTTTAATTTCCACCGACTCTTTAATCACCTTTTTGGGCATAACAATGCTTAATAGACCATTAGACATTTTTGATGTAATTTCTAACGGACACACTAAGTCATTTAAAGCAATGGAGAAGGTTTTTTCTTTTTCTCCTTTTTTGGCTGTGACCTTTATTACGTCGTTGTTTGCCGTAATGTTTACTTCTTTTTTAGAGAAACCAGCCAATTCTAATTCAGCTGTATAAACGTCGTCACTGCTTTTAATCCATTTGCATTCTTTTGGATAAGCCCTGCTATCTGGTTTGAATAATTCTTCAAATAATGTAGTCATAATATGTTTCTATTGCATGTTTTGTGCCAAGTGAAAAACCTAGGAAATATGGGCTAAAATGCCATCAACTGTATTTGAATACGACATTTTTTCCGCTAATTTTTGTCCCTCTGTGTTAACTTGTCCCACTTTCTTCTCGGCCTGTTCCATTGCAGCTATCATTGTTTCTTCATTACAATCAAAGAATTCACCTTGATTAAATGCGTGTCCTTTGATGAAAAATCTATTGTCATAACAATCCATTCTTCCAGTTGGCTCGACTATAATTGCATTCTTATCATTTGCCCAATCTTTATGGGATGTGGCGTTAAGAACAACACTCCATTTTCCTAGGCAAGTTGCGTTAAAAGATGGAAGATTCCAACCTTCAGCACCAGAAAGACCAGTTAAATCAATATCTATTGCGTTAAGAAGTTCATTGACTTCTGAATTTTTCTTAAGAAACGGAAGGAAGTTTATGTTCGTGTACCTTTCTCCTTCTAGAACTGCATTAATAACATGGGACATTTCATCTTCCTTAAAGAACGGATTGGAAATACAGCAAGTAAGCTGATACTTGTTGTTGTTTCCATATTTTTTTGCCCAAGCTTTAATAATTTCTCCTGTGTGCTTTCTTTTTTCAAATTTTCCCATTAAGCCAAAATGTATCACTCCATCAAGATATGTCTTTTGTGTTCGATGAAAATCTTTATCAAATCCAAGAGGGACAAAATCAGCCCCAAAAAGACCAGAAGAATAAGAAGAGCTAAAAATTGTTTTAGTTTGTGCGTCGCAGATTTTCTTTTCTACTTCAGTAGGTTCGCTACATTCATAAAAGGTATATAAATACTGGTTTGCGTTCTTCCTGTCTTCAGAACCGTTTAGGTGCCAAATCTTTAATGCTGGAATATCTTCCGATAGATAATTGAACCTATTGTTAATCGATTCCTGAATTTTATTATTCAAATCATCTGGAACATCATAAGCAGAAAGATCAACATTTTGCCCTATTGGAAAAATTCCTACATCATGCCCCTTATCGAAGAGTTCTCGGATAATGTTATAACTAACATTACCGAAACTCAACGAATTAAGAGCTGCCTCTACAAGAATTTTCATTTAAAATGGTACGTCTTCTTCTTGCGAACTTGTTGCTTTTGATGATGCTGTTCCACCACTAGAGTCTTCATCTTTAGATGAAACATTCAAGAATTGGAAACTTTGACCAGCAATAAATACCTTGGTATTCTTCTTTCCATCCTTTTCCCAAGAAGAAGATCGAAGCTCTCCTTGTGCGATAATGCTGCGGCCCTTTTTGAGGTACTCTTCAGCGATTTCTGCCTGTCGGCTCCAGAACTCTACGTCCATGAAACAAGGCTCTTTTGCTCTATTAGAAGAGATGCAAAGGCGAACCTTGCAAAATTTCTTTGAACTAACTTCCCTAACCTCTGGATCAGAGACTAGGTATCCTGCTGCTACTACTGTGTTATACATAATTGTTATCGAATTTGTGTTTTACTTTTTTAATGAATTTATTGTGGATGTTTATACAACCTTGAATGCTTAATTTTAATTCCTCGGAAGCCGTTCTCCACGGTACAAGTCTATTATTGGTGGTGTTGTAACGAATGTCAATGATTTTTTTTACTCTTGGGTCGTTTTCTTGTTCTAGCATACTATTAAAAACGTCGAAAGCCTCCATTTTAGAAAGGATTTCGCATGAATCATCTTCATCAGAAATTTTATTATAAACTTTGTCTATACTTGAAAACCTCTTGTTTTTCATGGCATTAATCGCATTTAAACACTTCCACTTTGTCTGGTTAGCTAAGAATGTCGAGAACTTACTGTTCTTGTCTGGGTTGTAGTCTAACGCTGACTGATATATTGTATAGTCTTTATCATCCAATATAAAGTCCCTATTAACAACAGAATTTTTGTGTTTGGTATATTTGTCCACAATATAAACATATATTCCAGAGTGCCTATTAATAAGCTCAATTAGACAACTATCGTCGCCGTCTGATTTTATTTTGTTTATGAGTGACAGGTCGCTTTCCATATATCGTAAGTTTCTTGGTTAATTAGTGAGTTTAGAATTTCGTTGGCGGTTAATTGTATAAGTTTGTCATCATCAAAATTGCCTATTTCGAACTCAAGGTCTACTTCTTTTGCCATGTTTTTATTGTGGAGTTCTTCATATTCGTTTGCTGGTTTTATACCATCCCTCTTTATAAGCAAGGAAAAACCATTGTTTTTTTTAATCCACCTAAGCTCATTTGGGAATCTTAAGTCAGTTATAATGTTTACTTGATTATCATACAGACTAGGCTCTATTTTTTCAATCCAAATATTATCATTCAACTTTCTCATTATATCTGTGCCCCAGCAAACAAGCAGCGGCCTAATCAAATCCTTTTCATTTTTGTCCTTTGTAAAAGCGGAGATACCTGTTTCTTGAATCAAGAACTCATCCAAAGACTTTCTGAGTTCAAATGCAAACGACAACCTTTGTGCTTTTATTCCCTGGTCAGCCAGTATCTTTTCGAAGTTTTCACCTAAGGTGTCCTTTCCAGATCCAGCGTTACCAGCAATCCCTATTATTTTATAATCTAAGTTCATAATACCTTACTGCTTAAACACTAGTTTAACACATAGATATTTAGAGTCAAGATGTTTATCTTGTTTTATTAATAAAAAATATTAATCTAATACTGCTTATTAAATAGACTCGTAAAGTACTACTATACGGTAACGTATTTGGTTACCCTTGATTAAACACTTATCGATTAGTAATCTATTTAATAAGTAGTATTTCTTATCTTATAGTATTTCTAATAGAAGTTCTATAGGATTCCTTATTTTCAATCGTCGAGCACTTGATTTACGATGATCTTTTTGCTTCCCGTTTTTTTATTATAGTAATCGTTCCACATTTTTTCCAAAAAAAGTTCATTTTTTTTCAACTAAAAAAAGTTACTATATTTTCTGGTTGACTGTGACCGAGGAAATGTTAAGGTGTAATTTATGTCAGCGACTATATTCGGGGCTAATTCGCGGCCAAAAAACCAATCAACAATAACCAAAAAAATAAAAATGAGCATATTCGAGGAGCAAATATCAAGAAAACCTAATCATTATCCGTGGGCAGAAGAATTTATTGAGGTGATGCATAATGGTTTTTGGACTGATAAGGAATTCAGTTTCTCGTCCGATGTTCAAGATTTCCATATTACAATGGACGATCAACAAAGGGAAATCATAATTAGAACGTTATCAGCAATCGGTCAGATCGAAGTTGCTGTTAAGAAATTCTGGGCTAAATTAGGAGACAATCTCCCTCACCCATCCCTTACTGACCTTGGTTATGTAATGGCAAATGTAGAGGTAATACACAACAATGCTTACGAAAGACTGTTGAAGGTCCTTGGTTTGGAGGATGTATTTGAAGAGAATCTTAAATTAGATTTTATCGAAGGTAGGGTGAGCTACTTGCGCAAATACACCCATAGGTTTTACAAAGACTCTAAGAAACAATACCTATATGCACTTACATTGTTTACCCTGTTTGTGGAAAATGTGTCTTTGATGAGTCAGTTCTACGTTATTAATTGGTTCTCAAGAAACAAAAACGTATTAAAAGATACAGAGCAACAGGTTAGATATACAAGGAACGAAGAAAACATTCATGCTCAAGTTGGAATTAAGATCATAAATACAATAAGAGAAGAGCATCCAGAGCTATTTGATGCAGAACTTGAGGAGAGAATTATTCACGAAGCTAAAGAAGCTTATATAGCAGAGGCTAAGATTATTGATTGGATGGTTAACGGTATTAATGAGAAAGGTCTCAGCGCTCCAGTGCTTAAAGAATTTATTAAAGCTAGAATAAATGAATCCCTAGAACAAATTTCATTTAAAAAGGCATTTGATATTGACAACGATCTAATTAAAGATACAATGTGGTTTGAAGAGGAGTTGATGGGTAACAACTCTACAGATTTCTTCCATTCTCGTCCCGTAGAATATTCAAAAAAATCACAAACATTTGACTTAGATAGCGTATTTGCATGAAAAAATATTATTGGAACAACGAAACTTCGCAGCAGATCTTAAACAGGGGGTATCTTGATGGCGAAAGCTTGATTGGCAGGGTGTTGAGTGTAGGGGAAGCATTTCAAAAAGACTTCGTATCTCGCGCTCCTGCAGAACATAAAAATAAATTTTCTGGTCTATGTGAGAAATTCGAGCATTACATGTCTCTTGGTTTTTTCTCTTTATCTAGTCCTGTCTGGGCTAACTATGGAAGAGATAGGGGACTGCCTGTTTCCTGTAATGGTGTGTTTGTACCAGATACAATGGAGGGAATTCTGACAAAACAGTCTGAGGTTGGTATGCAAACCAAACACGGGGCTGGAACTTCTGGTTATTTTGGTGAGCTTAGAGGCAGGGGTAAGTCAATTAGCACAGGAGGAAGCTCATCTGGCTCGGTTCACTTCATGGAGTTATTTGACAAGGTGACTTCAGTGGTATCTCAGAGTAGTGTGAGAAGAGGTTCTTTTGCTGCTTATCTCCCTGTCGACCACCCAGATATCGAAGAGTTTCTCCGTATCAGGTCTGATGGACACCCTATTCAGGATTTATCGTTTGCTGTCACCATTACAGACGAATGGATGGAGGGCATGAAAGGCGGTGACATTGACAAGCGAAAGATCTGGGCGAAGATTGTTCAGAAGAAGTTTGAATCTGGCTATCCATATTTATTCTTCCAAGATACCGCAAATAAAAATGCGCCTCAAGTTTATAAAGATAAAAATATGAAGATCTATGCTTCAAATCTTTGTAACGAAATTGCGTTACCTTCCTCACCAGAAGAGTCGTTTGTCTGTTGTTTATCTTCTCTTAATTTGGAGAGGTGGGATGAGATTGTTAAGACCGATGCTATTGAAACAATGGTTTACTTTCTTGATTCTGTAATGGAGGAATACATTAATAAGACTGAGGATATTCCTTATATGGAATTTGACCACAACTTTGCAAAGCGTCACAGAGCTTTGGGGATGGGTGTTCTTGGCTGGCATTCTTACTTGCAGGACAACATGATTTCTTTTGAGAGTATGGAGGCTAAAATGAAAAATGCAGAAATCTTCAGAACAATCAGAGAAAGAGCAGACAAGGCTACAGAAGAACTAGCTAAAATATTTGGAGAGCCAGAAGTCTTAAAAGGCTACGGTCGCAGGAATACAACAACAATGGCCGTTGCCCCAACTACCACAAGTTCTCTTATTCTCGGTCAGGTATCTCAAGGCATCGAGCCAACTGTCAACTATTATACAAAGAATTCAGCCAAAGGAAAATTCACAATCAGAAGTCCACATTTAGAGAGACTTCTTGAATCTAAAGGCAAAAACACAGAAGCTGTATGGAAATCCATCTTGGTTAGGGACGGCTCAGTTCAACATCTTAATTTTCTAGACGAACACGAAAAAAATGTATTTAAAACATTTTCAGAAGTATCGCAGAAAGAAATTGTAATACAAGCGTCTCAACGTCAAAAGTACATTGATCAAGGGCAATCTTTAAATTTGATGGTTCACCCCAAAGCTTCTCCAAAGGAAGTCAGTGATCTTATGATTTTAGGTTGGGAAATGGGTCTTAAGGGGTTTTATTACCAAAGAAGCACAAACCCTAGCCAAGCACTAGCACAATCTATTATGGAATGTACCTCTTGCGAAGGTTGAGATTTCATTATTATAAAATTTTAGTGTAATCAATTGATATAATGGAATACGATTTTTCTAAACAAATCAAAGATCTAAATAAGGATCTTCAGGACAATTATTTAAGCCCATCAGAGGCTTCTGAAATAATAGCTTCCATTATTTCTGGAAAGGCTCAGAAACACAATGATCATTACGAGAATCAAGTATCAGAAGATCAATTGAAGAGAGTTTATTTGAGGGGTTCCGATTCCTATAATTCTACTCATAGAGTTGGCAAAACCAAAAGCCAGTGGGCTATAGCCAGGGTTAATATGTTCTTAAAGATGAACAGAGGTGAAAATGTCGATCAACAATATATTGAATCCGAAAAAGACATTATATCTAACGATTACTGCGAAGAAGACGAAAATGAATGTTCATTCTTTTCTTTTTCTGATCTAGACTTGAACTTAGCAAATTTAGATTTAATTAAAGCTGGTTTAGAAAAATGGGATCAAGATACTGAATGCGAAGAACTATTCTATTCAGAAGCTGAAAAAAAGACACTCAACAAACCCTTCAGACTAAAAGGAGAAAAAAAGAAATTTGGTGTTTATGTTAAAAGCCCCAAAACAGGCAACGTTATTGTAGTTAAGTTTGGTGATCCAAATATGGAGATCAAAAGAGACGACCCAGATCGCCGTCGCAGTTTTAGAGCTAGACACAAGTGTGATACGGCTAAAGACAAAACTACACCTCGTTATTGGTCTTGTAAGATGTGGAGCAAAAAGCCAGTAAACAAATCAGTCTCCTCTGAAGCTTTAGAGTGGGACGAAGAAGAATTGATCAGCGAGTGGGGCTGGGACGAATCTTCTGTTATCGAAGATAAAGATTATTTCAAAGACTTCGATCACCTAAAAGATTGCAAAATAGTTGAAGAAGAAGACGTTTGATATATAATCATGTGTGATTGATTCTCCACGCGTTAGTATTATAACATCTGTTTATAAGTGTTCAGACTTCTTGTTTGAATTCTTTTTGGACGTAAAAAGACAAAGCATTTTTACAGAGTGTGAATTGTTAATAATAGACGCTAACGAAGATGTTGACAACGAAGATTACAAAATAATTTCTCAATTTTTAAGTCTACCAAACATCAAATATAAGCATGTTGGCAAATGCTCTGTTTACGAAGCTTGGAATATAGGAATCAAGCTGGCCAAATCTGAAATCTTAACAAACTGGAATACCGATGACAGGAGAAAATGGAACTCTCTTGGTTATCAAGTTGAGTATCTAGAAAATAATAAAGAAGTTGATCTTTGTTATGGTTTATTAAAGATAAGTAATTGTAAAAACGAACTCTTCGAAGATTGTAATACTGGTAAAGTTTGGGCGAGTCTTGATGGTAATTTAGAAAATCAACTCAAACATAACTCGCCTCATTGTATGCCCGTGTGGAGAAAAGATGTTCACGATAAATTTGGAATGTTCGATGAATCTTATTTCTCTGCTTCTGATTATGATATGTGGTTTAGAATTTTAAAAGGCGGCGGTAATCTAAAAAAATTGGATAAACTAGTAGGTGTTTATTACGAAAACCAGAAATCAATATCTAGAAACAGAAAAACCCTTGAAAAAGCAATGGACGAAGTCCGTTCTGTAGTAGAAAAATACACAGTATGAACATCATATCATTTAGCTTGTGGGGCAACAAACCAAAATACTGTATTGGTGCTGTTAAAAACGCAGAATTAGCCAAGGACTTTTACCCAGATTGGGAGTGTGTTTTTTATGTGTCAAACGACGTATCAGAAAAGTATACAAAACAACTCAAAGATCTTGGGGCTAAGTTAATATACATCAACGAAAAGCCGAACTTCTCATTTAATGCTAATAGATTTTTAGCTATGGATCTTGAGGGTGTTAATCACGTTATATTCAGGGATACGGATTCTCGTTTTTGTCAAAGAGAAGTTGACGCAGTTAACGAATGGGTGGAAAAAGGTACAGCGCTTCATATAATGAAAGATCATCCATACCACGGAAACTTCCCAATTTTAGCTGGTATGTTTGGCTTAAATAAATCCAAGTTTCCATATTCAATGGGTGAGTCGTTAAGGTTTTTTAGAAATCAAACACAAGGAAGATTTAATGGAGAATATTATTTTGATCAAATTTTCCTTAGAGATTTTATATGGAATAATTTTAATGAAGATAGTACCATTCATGACGAATTTTTTCATTTTAGACCTTTTCCAAGTGGAAGAGTTGACAAAAGATTTATTGGAGAATCCTTCGAAGAGGACGATAGCAGAAACGAGGAGCACTTAAAGTTTATTAGATAATAATGAAAAGCCCATTTTGTATAGATAGATCAATACTAGTATTAAATAATAATCCTACGTATTTAGATTTTTGGGAATATTCTTCAAGGATATGGAAAAACAACTTCGGTATACTACCAACTTTGTTTTTTGTGGGGGAGCCCCCAAAGAGCTTAAACAAACAATTCGGAGAAGTTTACGTTATCCCTCAGATTGACGATGTAGTTGTAAACCCAAGTAGGGATTGGTCAGTAACATGGGCTTTGTTTTGGGGGGCATCTCAATTCACAAATGACATATGTATAACACACGGAATAGACCAAGTACCATTGTCAGACAATTTCTTTAGGGGTGTGGAAAAGTTTGACTACAATAAAGATTATGTAATTGGTTTGGCCGATGCCTATAACCGTTCAGATTGGTTCGTCTCTTCGCATCATGTGGCTAAAGGTTCAACGTTTAAAAAGGCACTATCAATAAACGAAGACTGGGAAAAAGAAATTACAAAGGTTTTTTCTCATAGAGAGGATTATGGAGACATGTATGGAGGCGGTGATTTTTGGGGGCTCGATGAATTACATTCATCTTTTTTATTAAAAGACTTTAAAAACCTCAAACCATATAATGGGTTTTCTGATTTAAGAAACAGAAGAATAGATAGGGCTTATCATAACAGTTTCGATCCAGAAATACTAAAAAGCGGAGGTTATTCAGAAATCCACGCTCATCGCCCATACAACAAACATAAAAACTTCCTGGATTCTATTTCTAGGCTTACACCAAACTATTTAACAAAATGAATTATTTTGCTCACTCATCATCAGTAATAGACGAAGGCTCCGTGATCGGAGAAGGTACCAAAATTTGGCACTTTTCTCATATTTGCAGCGGGGCTAAGATAGGCAAAAATTGTAACATAGGTCAAAATGTATTTATAGCACCAAATGTTGTAATAGGGGATAATGTTAAAATTCAAAACGGAGTAAGCTTATATACTGGGGTAGAGGTAGAAGACTACGTTTTTCTTGGGCCTCATTGTGTTTTTACTAATGATTTATATCCAAGAGCATACGGAGATTGGTCAATTACTCCGACAAAAATAAGGAAAGGAGCCTCTGTTGGAGCTAATGCCACAATCTTATGTGGAATAGAACTTGGTGAGTTTTCCATGGTCGGTTGTGGCTCTGTAGTAACAAAAGATGTTCCTCCAAAAACATTAGTTCTAGGAAATCCAGCGAAAGTAAAAAGAGTTTTAAAAGACGAAAACAAAGAAATATAAATTTAATAAATAAATGAAAAAAGTAATTATCACGGGAGTAACTGGTCAAGATGGAAGCTTAATGGCTGACTACTTATTAGCAAATACACAACACACAGTCATCGCTGGTGTGCGTCGCTTAAGCGTAAAGAACCACGACAATATAAAACATCTAGAAGACAACCCAAGATTTAAACTTATTGATTTAGATGTAACAGACCAACATAATGTTGACAGGGTTATTGCTGAAGAAAAACCAGATTATTTCATCAACTTCGCTGCCAATTCATTTGTAGGAACAAGCTGGAAGATGCCCGTCAACCACATGGAAACAAACTGTATGGGAGTTTTATACCAACTTTGTGCTATAGCCGCACACGCCCCCAAATGCCGATATTACAACGCAGGAAGCTCGGAAGAGTTTGGGGATATTGTAGTGACTCCACAAGACGAGACTCATCCACTGCGCCCCAGAAGCCCTTATGGGGCATCTAAAGCTTCTGCGAGACATCTTGTAAAGGTATGGCGTGACTCTTATAATCTTTACGCCGTACAAGGATGGCTTTTTAACCACGAAGGGGTTCGTAGAGGCGAAGAATTTTTGACAAGAAAAGTTACAAAAGGTGTTGCAGATATTTTTAAAAAATCAAGAGACGGGGAGAAAACAAAACCACTTCAACTAGGAAACTTAGAAGCCAAAAGAGATTGGTCTGACGCAGAAGATTTTGTAGATGGCATCTGGAAGATGCTAAACCAAGACGAGCCAAAAGAATATGTCTTGGCTTCTGGTGAAACACACACCATTAGGTCGTTTGTAGAGGCGGCTTTTTCCTGCGCTGGATTTGGTGCAGAAGAGTGTAGGTGGGTTGGAGAGGGAATTAACGAGAAGTATTTTCATGGTAATGATGTATTAGTTGAGATTAACCCTGAATTCTATAGACCTGCAGAAGTCGAGCTCTTGTTAGGAGACCCCTCTAAGGCGGAAGCAGAGCTTGGTTGGGTAAGAAAAACAAACTTTGCAGGTCTTATTAAAAAGATGGTTGACAAAGACATCAATCTTTGATACTATTCTTTTATGCCAAGAGGAAAAAAAAGATGTCCATTATGTAATGTTTTTGTAGGAGCAAGGTCTTCTTCTTGTGATTGCGGCTTTAAATTTCAGAAGCCAACCAAAATACAAGAGGTAAAAAACAAAAAACCCCCAAAGCTCAAAATAAACAAAAAGGAAATACTCATTCGATTGGTAGAAGTGCCAAATACGGAGAAGAGGTTCTTTTTTGCTAGGGAAATGAAAATGCTTAACGATCTATGTGATCGTTACTCTCTTGAGTTTATGAATATAGTTAGCTTCTACAAGAAGCTAGACTCATTAGCCTACCTTGTTAGCCCTAAGTTAAAAGCTGTATTGGATCAAAAGTTCAGGGCATTCAATTATGTGGTTGACAAAACCAAATACCCTACGTATACTATAGGAGATAAGTGCGGCGATGATAAGAAAATCGCCAAGAAAATGAAAACAACAAAAGACTTCTTAGATGAGCGATAAATTAAATTCAAAAAACCTACTAGACAACTTCTTAAAAGCAAATAAAGAAGACCATTACAATTTCGAAGAAGAGATTGACTATAAAATTTCAAGCGGGTCACTTCAATTTGACCTGCACTTAGGAGGTGGATTCGGTCCAGGTCTCCATAGATTTTGCGGGATGAACGAAGGAGGCAAAACATCGGAAGCCTTAGAGGTTATGAAGAACTTTCTAATTACCCTGCCAAACTCAAAAGCTGTGTATTTCAAAGCAGAAGGAAGACTCTCTCCAGAAATGAGGAAAAGATCTGGAGTTAAGTTTGTTACAAAGACAGAAGACTGGGCTGACGGTACCTGCTTTGTTTTTGAGTCGAACATTTATGAGACAGTTGTTGATTTAATGAGACAGTTAGTTTCTAATAATGATGATAAGACTAAGTATTGTTTCTTGCTTGACTCTGTTGACGGGTTGATTTTAAAAAACGACATGGATAAACCTTTTGAGGATTCGTCAAAGATTGCTGGCGGCGCAGTTGTTGCTGGAACCTTTATGAAAAAAATGTCTATAGCGCTAGCCAAAAGAGGTCACATGGCAATCTTTATTTCGCAAGTCAGGGCGGACATTAAATTAGATCCATATAGTAAAGCTCCCATTAGGCAAACAAGCGCTACAGGAGGAAACGCTTTGTTACACTTTGCTAACTGGATCATAGAGTTTGAGGCTAGATATAATAAAGATATGATTTTAAAAAACCCATCAATTAAAAAGATGGACTCTCAAAAAAACCCAGCAATAGGCCACTTTGCAAGTGTAACTGTAAAGAAATCCCCAAACGAAAAAACAAACACAAGGATTATTTATCCGATTCGATACGGAAGGTCTGACGGAACTTCTATATGGATTGAGAAAGAGATAGTAGACTTACTGTTTGCTTGGGAGTTCTTAGTAAAGAAAGGTTCTTGGATAAAAGCTACAGAAGAATTTCTAGAAATCATGTCAGAAAACAAATTAGAGTTTCCAGAAAAAATACAAGGAGAAAACAACGTGTTCAAAGCTATCGAGGATAGTGAAGAGTTGTCCAACTTCTTAGTGGATTATTTCAAGAAGGCCATTGGTGAGTTAACATGAAGTTTTTAGATCCATTAGGTAAGCAAAGAAACCTAAAGGGTGCTAAAAAATATTTGATTGATTGGGACGCCAAAAGCAGAAGCAAGTTTCAAAAAAACGTCAAAGATTTTTTAAAAGATTATTGGCTTCATGATATTGTTTTTGAAGAATTCCGAATTGTAGGGACAAGGATGTCTTTAGATTTTTATAACGCAAATAAGAAGGTTGCTATAGAAGTCCAAGGGCAACAACACACTAAGTATGTCAAGTTTTTTCACAAGAATAGGCTCAAGTATTTAGAACAGTTAAAGAGAGACCAGAAGAAGCTTGACTTCTGTGATTTAAATGATATAAAGCTGGTAGAGATTTATCCTACCGATGTAGTTAACGCTTCACTATTTACAGATCAAGATATATATTTATGAAAGAAGAAGAAGATATAGAGTTTTCAATACCAGATAATTTTATTGAACAAATTTATGAACTCAGCGGTGGCGCTGATAAATATAAAGGAATGGTATTGGCTTTATGCACAGAGAATGGGGCCCCAATGATTTATTCAAAGTACGATTCTTCCATTGTTGAATTAGGTCTTAGACAATCAATTATTAACTTCATAGAAGGCAACGTCGAACAATCTTCAAAATGATTTATAACCTAGAATTAGAAAAACAACTACTTGCTGGTCTTATTAAAGAGCCAGATAGTTTCACAGATATATCTAGCTTTATAGATAATGATGATTTCTATTCACAAGAAAGTAATCTTCATAAAACAATCTTCACAATAATTAGGCAAGCCGCTCAAAGCGGCGATGATGTTGATGAAGTTATTATTGCTCAAAGAATAGCAAGCATGGGTTTGTCTTTTCAAGACAACCTCAACCCCTCTGACTACATTAAGTCCTTAGCCTTGAGAAAGGTTCCTAAGGGCAATGTTGCCAAAACAGCTAAAGAGCTTAAAAAGATATCTGTAAGAAGGGGTATATACAAAGCCGCTCAAGACATAGCTAGGGAGATGAAAAACATTTCCCCAGAAACCGCGTATCATGAGATAGTCGAAAAAGCGGACCATGTTTATAACTCAAAAATAAATCTATATGAAACTGGAGATGACCTTCCAGTTAACATCTACGATGAGATGGAGGATGTGATAGAGGACAGAGGCAACAACCCTGTCACCGAGTTTGGTATGATGGGTCCCCACAAAAAGACTAACCAAATGTATGGTTCTCTTCTTCGCCCAGGAAATATAACTGTCGTTGTAGCTAGGTCTGGAGTAGGAAAGACTCAGTTCTGTATGCATTATGCAAGCTGGGTAGGCGCAAAGTATGACATCCCTATTCTTCACTTCGATAACGGCGAGATGAGTAAAGAGGAACTAATAATGAGGCAGTGTTCTTCTATGTCTGGCATACCCATGCATCTTCTTGAGAGCGGAAAGTGGAGGCAAGCTGGCCCAGATGTTGTTCAGAAAGTAAGGGAAACTTGGGAAAAAATAAAGAAGCTCAAATTTTATTATTACAATGTTGGTGGCATGGATGTAGATGCGATGGTTAACACACTAAAACGCTTCTATCTTGCAAAGGTTGGGAGAGGAAACAAAATGGTATTCTCTTTTGACTATATTAAAACCACAAGCGAAGGCTCTGGAAACAAAAACGAATGGCAGCTTGTCGGCGAGATGGTTGATAAATTTAAGAAATGTGTCCAAAAAGAAATTCTGCACGAAGGGGAACCAATCATTCCAATGATAACGTCCGTACAATCAAACAGGTATGGAATAACAAATAACCGAACAGCGCAAAACATAGTTGATGACGAAAGTATTGTTTCTCTATCTGATAGGATTATTCAGTTCTGTTCTCATATGTTTATTTTGAGAAATAAGACCGCTGATGAAATAGAAATTGAAGGCAATCAATTTGGCACTCACAAGTTAGTCAATATTAAAAGCCGACATTTAGGCGAGGATATAGCTGGGGCATTAAATCCAGTTCAAGTCGGCGACTCTTTAAGAAAGAACTTTATTAATTTAAACTTCCACAACTTTAAGATAACAGAGTGCGGAGACCTCAGAGATATAGTCCGATCCACAGAAGGTGGCGCGGATTTAGACGATTCGGAAACAGAAGAAGTCCCAGATTTTGACCAGTTCTAGTAATATGAAGGAGGTCCTTGAAAGCATGGGCTACAAGCTTATAGATAATGGCGACCATTGGAGGACTAATGCCCTTTATAGAGACGGGGATAATCCTACCGCTGTTAAAATTTATAAGAATACAGGGGTATGGAGCGACTTCGTTCGCTTTGAAAGCCCCAAGCCGCTTGAACTCCTGGTAAAACTTACCCTTGAAGGAGATAAAGAAAAACTAACTACCGTCTTAAAATCCTTAAACTCTAACGATAACGAAATCACAGAGTACAAACAAAACACATTAATACAAATGGAAAAGACTTACGAAGATTCGGTTTTGGATAAACTATTTCCCAATTATAATTTTTATCTAGATAAAAACATATCAGAAGATACCCAAAAAGCATTTAAAGTTGGGCTTGCTGGCGGCGGAAACATGTATAGAAGAATGGTATTTCCGATATACAATGAACATTCTCAAATAATTGGCTTCTCTGGAAGGAAGGTTGATGACAATGATTATGCCAAGTGGAAACATTTAGGCAAGAAAAACAACTGGATATATCCAGCTTATTTACCAAACAAAGAAACAGTAGATTCTGTTATAGACGAGAAGTGTGAGGTTTATCTTGTAGAAAGTATTGGCGACGCTATGTCTTTGTATCAACAGGGCATTAAAAACGTATTAGTTATATTCGGTCTGTCTGTCAGTTCTTCTATTATAACATACTTGTCTAGCAAAAAAATTGACAGAGTTATACTAGCTGGAAACAACGATTTTAATTTCAAGGAAAACAGAGGTTTAATGGCTTCCATAAAAAACTATTTAAAATTAAGCAATTACTTTGATCTAGATGCTCTGTGCATCAAGAACCCACCAAAAGGTTTTAACGATCTTGGCGATGCTCATTTGAAAGAGATTAATTTGGCTTCTTGGTCCAAAGAAATCCCAGACAGCAAAGAACAAAGAAAGTTCATATCTGATTTTGTTGCAGATAACGAAATGAAGTTTTCTAAAACACATATAAGAAAGGCATCTAAATTAAATGAGTGAACCAGTAACAACATTGTCGGCAAGCAGAATTAAAACAGCAGAGAGTTGTTCTTGGTTGTATTGGTCTAAGTATAAACTAAAACTTCCAGACAGGAGTAATGACGGAGCTAGACGAGGTTCTATATGTCACTTGATCTTTGAAGTGTTGGGGGAAAAAAGAAGGAAGCATTATTTTGATGAGATCATCAGGACTCTCGATGTATTTAGTGTGCCTTCTATTAAAAGGTTGATAATGAAACACGCTATTAAGGAGGGTGTTGATGACGAAACTAACGTTCAAATGATGAAGGAGATGACTCTTAATGGCTTGATGTATGACTTCTTCGGCAACACAGATCAAGAACCTACTGAAGAACATTCTGAGAAAGATTTTCATATTGTTGTTAATGATGGTGTTGTAAAATATAAAATCAGAGGGTTTATAGACAAACTATTTTTATACAAAGATAAAAAATATGCCTTAATTAGAGATTTCAAAACCAGCAAAGAAACATTCAAAGGTAAAGATGCGGAAGACAATATGCAGGACTTGATGTACAGTCTTGCCGTCAAGCATTTGTTTCCAGAGTACGAAACAAAACAAAGCGAGTTTTTGTTTCTTAAGTTTGACTTAATACCAGATATTAAGAAAAGCGGTATCGTAAGAATGGAACCTCTGGACGAGCATGACCTTCATGGTTTTGAACATCACCTCACAGAAATACAAAAGTATTTAGACAATTTCACAGAAGAATCTGCCACCAAAAACATGGCAGCATACAAAGGTTTCCCTAGCGATGGTTCGTTCAGTTGTAAACTTCTTTGTGGCTTCGCTAAAGAGAAGGGTCAACTCAAAAAAGACGGGACACCTATGTGGCATTGCGGAATGAAGTTTGATTTCTTTTATTATGATATTAAAAATTCCGAAGGCAATTTTCACAAATCTTGTTTTGACGACGAGTTTTCTGAGGATATGGTCCCAGAGGGAGGCTCGTATGAAATGAAACATTACCCAGGATGCCCTGCTCATAGATAATGCTGTTCATTTAGTCTTGACGTAGGCTATTTATTTGGTATGATTGTGGTGTGATAAAACCTATTTTCAAATCAACCTATTCAGTAGGCAAGAGCATATTGACTATCGATGAGATAGTTCAGATATGTAAAGACAAAGATTTTAAAAGTCTTACCCTTGTTGAGGACAACTTGACCAGCTTTATGAAGGCTTTTCATGCTTGTGTAAAAAACGGCATAGATCTGACATACGGCCTGAGGATTACTCTCTGCAATTCTGTAGAATGCGAAGACTCAGATCACAAGTGTGTTATATTTGCTTTGGACGACAAAGGCTGCAAGCTGATGAATAAGATTTATTCTAAGGCGTTCGTTGATAATGGAGGCAAAATAACATACGAAGAGCTTCGATCATTTTGGGACAATGATTGCCTTTCTTTTGTAGTTCCTTTTTACGATAGCTTTATTCATCAGAACAACTTATTTTTAAAGAATTGTATACCAGAGCTTGAAGGTTTTAATCCTAGATTTTGGGTTGAGAAAAACAACCTTCCTTACGACAGGCTTATTGAGCAGAAAGTTTTAGAGTTCACCGATGGTAATTTCCCTATTAGTTTCGTAAAGTCAATATATTATAAAAACAAAGAAGATGTCGAAGCTCTCCAAACTTACAAAATTCTCTGCAACCGAAGCTTCGGAAGACAAGCTACATTATCCTGTCCAAATTTAAATCACTTCTCTAGTGATGAGTTTTGCTTGGAATCCTATATAGAAAAAACAAAGTAATGAACGACGACCTACTAAGATATAATAGAAAACAAAAATATATTATTTTTGACACAGAGACGGAAGGTTTAAATTTGGTAAAATCAAAACCTTGGCAAGCGGCTTGGATTGTTGCGGAAGGAAACAAGGTAATTAAAAAATATGACAAACTAATCAAATGGGATGACCTTAGCGTTTCTAAAGATGCGGCAAGGATCACTGGTTTCAATAAGGCTGAGTACGAAAAGAAAGCCGAAGACCCTAAAAAGGTTTGGGATGAATTTTCTAAGTATTTATATGACGACTCCTATAAGATTGTGGGTCAAAACCTTTTGGGTTTCGATGTTTATATGATAGATGTATGGAGGAAGCTTATTGGAGAACCTCTGCATCAAGACTATATCAATAGAATCATTGACACTAAAGCGATAGCTACTGCCATTGTAAAAGAATCTCCAGTAAATAAAAAAGAATTTATATATTGGCAGTATAGGTGGCTTAATTATAGAGAAAGAGGTTTAAAGACTTCTCAATTAACACTCCTCAAAAAATACGATATTGACTTTGACAAAGACAGGCTGCATGATGCTTTATACGACATCGAAATGAATTTCGAAATATTCCACAAACAACTTTACGACATCGAACTATGAGATACAAAAACCCATTTCCAGTAGGAGTTAAATTACCAGAGATCGTCGTTCCAGACGATACACTAGAGTCCCTCGGTCTCAAACATGGTAGTTCTAGCTTGGAGATACTGAAGCAGTTATGCAGAAAAGGCCTTAGAGACAAATCTTTGACTAAAGCTGAAAACAAAAAGGACTACTATGATAGGGTTCAGATGGAAATCGACATTCTGGATGATCTCGGTTTTGTGGACTATATACTTCTCAACTGGGACATTATGGATTACTGCCAAAGAAGTAAAATCCCTACTGGTGCTGGAAGGGGAAGTGCGGCTGGTAGTTTGGTTTTATTTCTTCTCGGTGTAACTAATATAGATCCAATTAAATATGAACTATTTTTTGAAAGATTTGTCTCTAAAAGCAGAGCAAGGAAAATTGAGCATGAGGGAGAAGTGTTTCTTGACGGTTCTTTACTCGCTGATATTGATAACGATATTTCTTATGATCGCAGGGCTGAAGTTATTAAGTATATTGAAGACAAGTACGAAGGAAGAACTTCCAAGATTTTAACTCTTAACACACTAAGTTCGAAGCTATGCATGAAAGAATGCGGAAAGATAGTGGAAGAATTATCTGAAATGGATGTCAACCAGATTAGTGACACTATACCTAAGCATTTTGGCAAAGTCGCAAAATTAGATATTGCTTACGACGAAAGCGAATCTTTTAAAAAGTTTGCTGATAAGCATGAGAGATGTTATAAAATAGCAAAAAAATTAGAAGGCTTAATTAAAAATACAGGAGTTCACCCTTCTGGAATTTCTATTAGTTATTACAACCAAGAGGATATAATGCCTCTCCAAAAAACGAATGATGGAGCTTTGGTTTCTGGTTATGATATGGATGACGTTGCCAGCCTTAGCGTTAAGTTCGATATACTTGGACTGAGGACGCTTTCGGTGGTTAATGATACCTGTAACCAAATAGGCATCAAAGCCTCTGAGATCGACCCTAGCGACGAAAGCATCTATGCTGCGTTAGCTTGCCTACAGCAACCCAAAGGCTTGTTCCAAATCGAAGCTGATGTAAACTTCAAAGTATGCAAGCAGGTTGCCCCCAGAAACCTAGAACAGCTTTCCGCAGTTGTGGCTATTGCCAGACCAGGAGCTTTAGATTTTAAGGACAGTTACGCTGAATATGTAAGAACTGGAGAGTTTAATTGTGTGCATGAATTTTTTGATGATATACTTAGTTATACAGGGGGCATTCCTCTTTACCAAGAGCAGTTAATGAAAATGGCTGTTAAGGTTGGCTTTAGCCTAGATGAGTCAGAGCAGCTTAGAAGGATAGTCGGAAAGAAGAAGGTTGAGGATATGCCAGCTTGGAAAGCCAAGATTGAAGAAAAAATCAAAGAGAAAAACCTAGATCCAGTTATAGGGGAGGTTTTGTGGAAAGTCGCAGAAGATTCTGCTAATTATTCGTTTAACAAATCCCACAGTATTTCTTACGCTTACTTGGCGGCGATAACTATCTACCTTAAATTTAACCATCCACAGGAATTCTTTCTTAGTTTACTTAAGATGGCAAGGTTCGAACCTAACTCTCATGAAGAGATAGCTAAAATATCTCAAGAGCTTTCGTTTTTTGATATAACACTTTTGCCACCAGACTTAAACCTTTCTGATTTTGATTTTAAGATCGAAGGCAAAAATATAAGATACGGATTAAACTCCATTAAAGGTGTTTCTGGTAAGATTATCGAATCTCTAATCGAGTTTAGAGAAAACAACTTTGAAAACAAATATGATATATTTACAGCTGCTAAAGATTGTGGAGTTAATATAGGCACTATGTCTGCGTTTATCCAAGCTGGGCTATTAGATTCTTTTGTTACGACTGATCGTTGTAGATTAGTTCTTGAGGCTCAAAGCTTTAATATATTAACGGACAGAGAAAAAAGGAACATAATTGAAGTTGGTGATCGCTTTAATTATGACGTATTAAATACAATACAGCACTTTAGACAAGAGAATGCTCCAGCTGACGACGGCAGAATTCTATTCGCTGACAGAAGGTTTGGAACGTTCAAAAAGAAGTATGATCAATATAAAAAAATATATGAGCAAAACACAAGTCACATAAAATATGCTAACTGGTTCTTTGAAGAAAAACTACTTGGTTATAGTTATTCTCACACAATAAGGGATATCTTTAGCGCTGGAGATTCTGTCTCATTTAACACATCAGAGGACATAAGGCGATCATCTTCTAGGAGAAGAGTTAAATTTGTTGGAACCGTCGTAGATATAACAAAGAGGACAAGCAGAAACGGAAACAAGTACGCTAGATTAGAAATGCAGGATGATTTAGGTCCAGTTTGCGGCTTGTTTCTCGATTCCGATAGAAATGAAAGGTTGACAGAATATATAAGTTCTGGTAAAAAGTTACCTAAGAAGGGTGACGTCACCATTATTACTGGAGACGTTGGAGATGATATTGTGTTTGTAGATTCAATAAACACAATCGAAGAAAAAATTTATATGAAATTATCTGAACTAAAATGAGTGTATTTAACAACGTGATATTTAAAGACTTTAACTTAACGCCTAGAGCTAAAAAAGCTTACAAATCCGCCTTTGATCTTTCTAAAGAGATGGGGCATAACAATGTCAATAATTTACATGTCGTATTCGGTTGTGCTGAAAACATGTCTGGGACCTTAAAAGATCTTATAGAAGATATAGGTTTTAAGTTTAAACCAGAAGACATAGTTGATAAAATAAACCAACTCGAAGAAAGGGCAGGAATGAGTGAAAAGTTCTATGCTAACAAAAATTCAGACCCTTGGCATAAAGAAGTTTTAGATGCAATGAATTCTGCTAATAAAATTTCGCAGAAGCTTGACCATCATTATGTTGGAATTGAACATATCCTTCTTGGAATATTAGACACATCAATGTATGTTTTCCCAGATATAGGAATCCAAAGCTTTAGTGATACCTTGGAAAACTATGCCAAGGGAGATCAATCTAATAATCCAGACCCATTATCATTGGACGATTTGTTGGGGGACCTTTCTGACTTTGTTGAAATTTCAGACCCTCCTAATGAAGAACCTAATAAAATACCTTCTTTTTTAACAAGCTTAAACGATCTTTATTCGGAAGGAAAGCTCCCAGATGTATATGGAAGGGACGAGGAAATCAAACTCCTCATAGAAACCATCTCTAAAAAGAACAAAAGTAATGCAATATTAACTGGTGACGCTGGCGTTGGTAAAACAGCTATAGTAGAAGCTTTGGCTACTAAAATTTGCCAAGCAGATGTTTCCTCTAACCTTTTAGGAATGGAAATTATGAGCGTTGATATTGCTTCTATGTTGTCTGGCACTCAGTATAGAGGTCAGTTTGAAGCTAAGTTCAAAGACCTCCTTGAAATGGCCAAACAAAACCCCCACATCATTCTTTTCTTTGATGAGATTCATACTATATTTGGTGCAGGAGGAAACCAAGAAGGAAGCATCGATGCGGCAAACATGCTAAAACCAATGCTCGCCAGAGGAGAGATTAAATGCATAGGTTCTACGACGTCAGACGAATACGAAAAGATATTCAAGAAAGACTCGGCAATGAAAAGAAGGTTTTTTAATATAGAGGTGTCAGAACCTTCGGTAGAGGATACAAAAAAAATATTATATAATTGCAAATCCAGATACGAAGACTTTCATAATGTTAGATATAGCAAAACAATTATTGATTGTGTTGTAGATTTATCCTCCAACTTGGTTAGCAATAAAAATTTCCCAGATAAAGCTTTTGATATAATAGACCAAGTAGGTTCTAGAATAAAAATAAAAAATTCTAAGCCGTCCGATGAGCTAGTAAACAGCCACAAAGAGTTTGTAGACTTTTTATCTAAGGGAGACCAAGATGTTGAAGATGTCAAAGAAAAATTCAACTTGTTTCTCTTGGACTTAAAAAGATTAAATGAAGAATCTTATTTAGATCCAGTAACCATTAAAAAGAGCGATATCCTTGAGATTATTTCTGAACATGGAAAAGTTTCTGTTGACCAGATAAAAGAAAGCAGACAAGGCTTTTCTTCTTTCTCCCAAAGAATGTCTAAGGAAATTTTCGGGCAAGACTCTGTTATTAACAAGGTTAATGACCTACTCAGTTGTGCTAAAGCTGGATTCACGGATGAAGATAAGCCTTTAGCCAGCATGTTCTTTGTTGGTCCGACCAGTGTCGGGAAAACATACACAGCAAAGAAAATAGCCAAAAACTTTTTTGGTAATGAAAATGCCATTATTCAGATAAACATGAGTGAGTTGTATGACAAGACAGGTATTAGCAAACTTATTGGCTCTAATTCTGGCTATGTCGGCTATGAAGAAGGAGGAATGCTTACTAAGTTTGTTAAGGACAATCCAAACTGCGTTGTTCTTTTTGACGAAGTAGAGAAGGCCGACCCACAAGTTTTAAACTTATTGCTCCACCTTTTAGATGAGGGTTACATAGAAGACAACAAGCACAACAAGGTTGACTTTTCTAAGTCTATAGTTATTTTAACAAGTAATATAGGGCACGAAAAAGCCAACAAGCCGAGCATGGGATTTGTTCAAGACGAAGGAGTTAAGTCTGATTCTTACAAGGAGTCAGTAAAGGGAAAGCTTAAACCAGAACTTCTTGCTAGAATAAATGATGTACTGGTTTTCGATGACCTTGGAGACTCCGACATCAAAAGAATTATAAAATTTGAGCTTGACAAGATAAAAGATAAATTAAAAAAGAAAAACATAAGCATAATTGTTAAAAACACCTCTATAGATTGCATTTTTAACGATATTAAAAACAAAAAGATGCACGTAAGGGATGTAAAAAGATACGTCAAAGAAAAAGTCCAAGTTCCAATTGCAAAACTAGTTGTCAAAAACTCAAAAACATCAGAGATAATGCTAAAAAGTGTTGACAATAAAATAAGTATATGCTAATATATTTCTTATATGAACAAAACACAACAAAACAAAATCATGAAAGCAATCCGTAGCAGCAAGGGCCGTTTCTTCGGTCTTTATACTAAAGCTGGTGAGGCTGTGAACGCTCAGTTCGTTTCTGAAAGCCCACTTTACGTGACTGTTTATGATCGAAATGCGAAGAATACTCGCAAGTTTGCTAAAGCTAGCCTTAAAGGTTTGAGTCTTAAGGGTCAGAAAATTGGTGCCGCCTAGATATTTAGCAAAATAGAAAACTCAAGCCCTTCCAGTATAATTAGTAGATGAACGCGTCGCAATTATTTTCTGGAAGGGCTTACGCTTTTGACACCGAAAAAATAGTAGATAAAAACGAAGCTGCTTACGAGATTATTAAGGAAGTGATATCAAAGTCCAACACAGATATCAAAATAGATTCGTTGGTAGAGCTTTTTGGAAATGAGAACTTTGATAACTACAAAATAATTAGCGGGGATCTTTTATACTCTATCAAAATTTCTCTCGATGACGATTGTTTCGTTCTAAAAAACGAGTCGGAGTTTCTAAAAAATAATAAATCTCCACTAATTCCTTACTTTCTAGACTCAGGAAAGATCAGGATAGGAAACGACATACTGTTTTTGCTCTCTGCTCATGATGAAGGTTATGATATAAGAGGCGAAGGCATAGCGTCCGTCATAGAAAATGATGAATCTTTTTTTTACACCCTATACCACTTTAGCAATCTAAAAAGCAAAATCTCTTGCCGTGAATATCTAGACATGTTTCTAAACAAAACAAAAATAGAAGAGCAGTCTAAAATTTTAAAAGAGAGTATATCTTCCATTCATAAAATAGGCAAAATAAAAAAAGTTTTTTCCCTTCTTTACGAAGAAGTCTTCTCAAATTATGACGAAACGATTCTTGAGGGAGACAGAGCTTGTCATGGACATTTTGAGTTAGACAATATAATAACTAGGCACGGTTTATATAAATACAAGAATTTAGGATTCAATTTCTCTGGTAATCCAGTTTTCGATGTTTGTTATTTTGCTGTTAGCTCTGGCCTTAGCAAAAGATCTTCCCTTTTATTTTTTAAAAAATACTGCGATTTCAATAAAAAAGACATGAACTCGCTAAGACCCCAATACGAATATTGTATGAGAATAACATCTTGCTTATTCTTCTCCAAACTTTTCTTTGATTACTTGATAGAGGAAACAATATTTGAAACCAGAAGACCTCATAAATTATTGTCATTATCTGTTGATTTTTCAAAATGCTACCATAATCTAGAAAGAATTTCCTGTGGCGATGATATCAAAGATCTTTTAAGCAGAATAATAACAAGACCTATTACCGATAAAGTAAAATAAAATAAAAATATACTAGAAAACGCTTGTTCTGTATATATTATATAGCAAGATGATTCAGTTCTACAAGCCAAATTCGAAAAACACAGGAAACGCTTTTGGTTTCCGTTTAGGCATTAAAGGAAAAAGCGAAACCCCTTGTGTTTATATGACAGCCATTAAGCAGCACTCTTGGAATAACAAGACTAAGAGCGGTTCGTTTGCTGAAAATGCTAAGGACCCAGAAAAGTGCGCCTCTGTTAAGTTTAATGAGATCGAACTGGGTGGTTTTATTTATGCGATTGAGAATTACGAAAAATTCAATGCTTTTCATAGTTTCGATGACAATAAAACATCTATATCGTTAAGCCCTTACACAAAAAACGATGGAACAAAAGCTTTTTCCTTCTCTGTGTCTAGAAACTCCGCCAATAAATTTGGTATAGGCTTAGAGATGTCGGAAGCCTATCTTCTGGTTGAGTATTTTAAATTCGTTTTAAATGAAATATTCACCTACAAAACAAACAATAAATAATGAGAAAAAAAACCGTACTCATTCACTCTAATTTCTGCAAAGCTTTCACTGGTTTTGGAAAGAATCAGAAAAACGTTTTAAAATATCTTTATAAAACAGGCAAATACAAGATAATTGAAGCCGCCAACATGAAGATGGCTGGAGACAAGAGTTTAGAACTGCTTCCTTGGGATTGTTATGGTTCGGTTTCTAATAGCTATTCTTCAAGATCTGAAGAAGAAAAGAGAATGGATGGTTACGGTTTTTTTGAAATAGATACTATAGTAGAAAAGGTAAGACCAGACGTTTATATCGGGGCAGAGGATATTTGGGCATTTACAAACTTTCACCATAAACCTTGGTGGAACAAAGTTAATTGTATGGTTTGGACAACCTTGGACAGTTTGCCTATTTTGCCTCAAGCAGTAGAGTATGCCCCTAAAATAAAAAACTACTACGTTTGGTCTACTTTCGCCGAGACGGCTTTCAAAGAAATGGGCTACGACCATGTAAAAACACTTAGAGGTTCATTAGATGTAGAAAATTTTCATAGGATTAGTGATGAGGCAAGGGGTAATTTAAGATCCTTTCATGGCATTGAAGGAGATGATTTTGTGGTGGGTTTTGTTTTCAGAAACCAACTAAGGAAGTCAGTGCCTAACTTGCTTGATGGTTTTAAGATGTTTAAAAAAGACAAACCAAACGTAAAACTTTTATTGCACACCCATTGGTCAGAAGGCTGGGATATAATGAGGCTTCTAGAAGAGAAAGGAATGGACGGAAGGGATATTTTAACAACTTATTTCTGTTCGTCATGCAATTCATATCATGTAAGAAACTTTACTGGTCAAAATCAAAAATGCAGAGAGTGCGGTGAGGAAACTTTAAACACTACAAATGTAAGCGCTGGCGTTTCCGAAGAACAGCTTAACGAAGTATATAATCTAATGGATGTGTACTGCCACCCATTTACTAGCGGTGGTCAGGAAATACCAGTCCAAGAGGCTAAACTCACAGAACTCATAACCTTGGTCACAGATTACTCATGCGGCGAAGACAGCTGCACAGAAGAGAGCGGCGGGTTACCTCTTAGTTGGCATGAGTATAGGGAACCAGGTACTCAATTCATCAAAGCTTCGACAGACGCTGAGAGTATCAAGCAAATGCTAAATACTGTTTTTGATATGTCCGACGAAGAAAGGTCAAGTGTTGGCGAGAAGGCTAGGTCTTGGGTAATGGAAAACTTTTCTATAGAAGTTATAGGCAAAAAACTTGAATCAATTATTGATGATATGCCCTTACTAGACGAGGATGTTGATATAAAAAATTCAGCTCACAACGAGTTTTATCTCAAACCAGAAGGGCTCGAAGATAAAGAGTTCATTATAGATCTTTATAAAAACGTATTAAATGATGATGTGGATCAGAAGAACGATGGATTTAAACACTGGTTTAATAAAATTAAATCTGGAGAGGTTGATCAAAATAGTCTTTATCACCACTTCATAGAGATAGCCAAAAAAGAGAACTTAAAGAAACCTGTGTCTTTCGAAGACCTCCTATCTACAGACGATAAAGGTAAGCGAGTGGCAGTTATAATGCCAGAATCTGGGACAGATGTGCTTTTTTTAAACTCTCTCTTAAAAAACCTACAAAAAAAACACAAAGGCTTAAATATTTATATATTTACTAGACCAGAATATTTTGAATATATAGAAGATAACCCCTGTGTTTATAAATGTATCCCTTATTCAAACGTTTTAGATAATCCTGTATCGCTTGAGGGTTTTGGCGCTCACGAAGGGTTTTTTGAGGCAGCTTACTACCCTGCTACTACAACCCAAAAAGTCCCATGCTACATTCATAACGGAAATTAATATGTCACATTTACTTAAAGAATATTCAAAAAGCTTAGAGGTTAATCCTAAGAAGCCTGTCGTAAACAAGCACTTCTACCCAGTTACTCCAGAGAAATACATAGTGCTGTATAACGAGCAAGATATTGGCTCAAAAAATTACAGGTATTATTCTTTGGTTGTTGATTTGATAAGCCACGAATTAAAAAGAAAAAACATAAAAGTTGTTATCATAGGTTCTGGAAAAGACATGAGTAACAGGGCCGACTACGTATACCCAAATTTAAGTTTCAGGAAAAATTGTTACATAGTTTCAAAGGCGGATCTATTGATATCAGTTGACAACGCCATAACCCAATATGCCAGTAGTCAAAATGTTCCTATAGTCAATCTATATGGAAACATTTATCCATCTATAACTACTCCGTATTGGTCCAACAAAAACAAAAAAGTAGACCTTGAACCAGAGTGGAGCACAAAACCCTGTTTAGCCCTTGAAGATCCTGACGATTGTATAAACAAAATACCAGCGGAGAAAGTTGCAGAATCTATCCTTAAAATATTAGAGCCCAACAGGAAGTCATTGATTAACTTTAAAACAAAATTAGTCAATAAAATAAAAGACTTTTCTATAGATGTAATACCTACTAATTATGTAAACTTATCCATCTTCGAAAACTCAAGAATAAACATCAGGCTTGATAAAGGTAAGATCAAAGAAGCTGCGTTTTATGAATATTGCGCAAACCATAAATGCAATATATTTATTGAAGATGTTATCATTCAACCAGACGGAATCAAAAACTTTTCTAAAAACATTGGCTCTATTAATCTTTTTTTAAATTCAAAACCAGAAACAATACCCAAAAAGTATTTTGAGTTTCTTAAAAGACTCAATATAGATTTTCACATTTTTGTGAAAAACAAAGAAATATTAGACGATATAAGGTTCGAGTATTTTGACCAGAACGTAGAATTTTACGATCCAAAATCAGAAAAGCCAAAAGACATTGACGTTAATGATAAGTTTTTCTCCTTTAAAATGGTTGTTGATGGAGAAAAGATTTACAAATCCTCTTATCATTGGAAAAATAGTATTGACAACGAGGATAATATAGTAGATAATGCTGATTACTGGGAAGAATCAGATTACTTTTATATTTATGAACAAGACAGACACTAAAACAAAATCAGTTAAGGCGGCAAAAAAAGTTACCAAGAAGACCGCAAAGGTTGTTAAAAAAGCAACCAAAAATAAAAAACCGCACGGCCCAGATCTCTACAAAAGGGACGAACACGGCTTATTGCAAAACACTGAATACCATTTCAATGAGGACGGCTCGGTAGATTGGAGGTCAATGATTAAGCCAGAGTTCCTTTATCCCAATAAAGGATGGTTTGAAATGCGAGGGCAGCAAGTCCCGAGCTCTACGGAAGGACTGAGAGATAACCAGCTTTTAATTATGCTTGGAGGCATTAAAGAATTAGCGAAGCTTAGGGGTTTTCGGGCTGTAGCTTATGATGTTCGAAACGTAGAAGAGGGCTACGTTACTTCTCGTTGTGATATTGATTGGATTGGTAATTACGAATCATCGAACATGGAGGTTTCATACGAAGACTATGCTAATGCATCATTAGAAAACACAGATGCGTTTTGCGAGAAGTTTTTGGAAACGATCGCTTGCAATAGATCTTTTGTTAGGTGTGTTAGAAACTTCTTAAACATTCACATTGTAGGCGCTGATGAAATAGACAAATCAGGAAACAGGAGTGAATCCAAAAGCACTTTTACCCCAAGCCCTTCCAGCAACGCTCCCATAACGCCTTCTGGTCTGCTTGAAAAAACTTTACTAGAAAAGCACGACGTAAGCTCCTTTGACTCGTTTAAGGACATGCTAAGGGATTTATGGAAAGAAGGAAAGTACCTTAATGAAGAGGTTAAAGATTGGAATTCTTTCGATGACATTTCTGCAAAGGAAGCTAGAAAGCTTATTGGTATTATATCAAAATGATAAAAAGAATAACAAATCCAGAAGAGTTCAAACAGGTCATTTGCGATATGAATGACCTGTTTGATATTGAAAACTCAGAAGAAGGACATGTTCTTGATTTGAAACACAATAAAGAAACCATAATAAATAGTTTTGGCAGTAGTCAACTTCTAGCTTGGGACGTTTTTGTCTGGGGCAATAAAGACGAAGGCAAGTTTAATGCGGTGTGTATTTTCTTGAATGATAAAAGCGTAAAGTTTGGTAAGAATCTTTTTCTAGAGTTTTTATGGTTGTCTAAAAATCCAAGGGTTGGCTTTAAGGTCTTCAAAGAAGCTATAAAATTCGCTAGGGAAAAAAAGTTTGAGTATGTAGTCGTTTCTGCGGCGGCAATGAACCCAAGCGAACCAAAACTCAAAAAGCTTTATAGGAAGTTAGGATTTGTAAAGGACAGCACAACATTTATAGCAAGATTATGAACAGCGCAGCAGCAAAAAAAATAAGAGAGATCATTAACCCACAAGACGCAACCACAAGGCGCGTTTACAGAAGGGCTAAAAAACAATATAATAAAACACCAAAACACTTAAGATCTGACTTTCTTCTCTCTTTAGCTGTTTTGTTGTCTCCAAATCATGCAGAAGATTAATTGGTCAGAAAACCAAATTGGAGGATTCTGGGTTAAGGCTACAGCTAACGGTAATAAATTTATGTCTGGAACAGTAAAGATGAAACTTTCAGATTTAAAAGAAAATTTCTTGGAGGCTGACGGAGAAACAATAAGTATTAGGCTAGCTGTTTTTAAAAACGACTATAAGAAAGATAATAATCCAGACTTCAACTGTTTTACGTTTAAAAAGAATTCCTCTGATACTTAAAGTTTTTGTATAAGTGTCCAGTATTAGACACAAGGTAAAAACCGCTTTCAGTATAGTTAACTCCCAATTCTATTGGAACTCCTGTACTGTGATCTACCAAGTTAAATAAAGGCATACCGCTATTTAGTGGGTCTGTAGATGTGCCAGTTGCGTTTAGTTTTATATTCTTTGATAAATTGCTATAAGGGTTTAGCGGATCTTTAAACTCCATTGAATAATCAAACGTTGTATACAACCACTCTCCGCTAGCGTTTGTAGGCAGTGTGGAAAATAATAAATTTGGGCCGTCATATATTCCTACAGAGCTCCCAAAAGACTCTTTATAAACAAACAATTTATCTATTATTCCAGAGTTTCCTGTTATTTCTCCAGTTATAACTCCAGTTTTAAAACTATTATTTATACTTGAGCCCTTGTAAGAAAGGTTTAGCTCGTTACTTTCAATAGTAGAACCCGCCTCTTCTCTTTCAAACAGCTTGTTTGGGCCGACCTTTACTGCATTGCCAGAGCCTATTTTAGAACTGGGGATAATACTAAACCAATAATCTTTGTTTGGCTCTATTCCTAGACTCTTATTTATATCCACACTTGTAGCCGCAGATCCTGCGCTTAAGTTTCTTTTGCCAATAAACGTAGACCCGTTAAGCTCGAAGTTTTCGTCTTGAGAAGCGTAAAGATCTACATGTGAAGGTTTTATGTATTTAGGTTCTTCTATAAATCTAGCTTTTATTGTTATTTTGTTTTCTACCCTTCCAGATGGAACGGCCCCAGTAGAAGTAGCACCATCTTCGTCAACTTGCCAACTTGCCGTTCCTTGATCGTCTTGCGTTTCTACTTGTGTTATATAAAGACTATTTCCGTATGTATAATATTCTGCAGAGCCAGCATCTCCAATTATAGAATCCTTTGTTTTTGCTCTTACACCGAAATTAGGCTGATAAGAACCGAATATTCTAATGTTTTCCTGTTCTGTTATTAATAGATCTGTTGAGTAGCCACTTAAATAATTTTCGTAAACTGTCGCCCCGTTTTGGTTTAATATGTCATAACTAACTCCATCAAAATATACGCTTTTTGCCATTTCTTTTGGCGTCTTTATATAAGATTTTGAGTTATCCAAAAATTTAAATTTAAACTTAACATCTCTCTCTAGATGTATGCCACTTCCCCTTCCAACTGTATAAGTGCTTGTTGGGTCGAACTCAAAATTAGGCTCAAAGTTATATACTGGGAAAATGCCAAAAGGATCTGGGTTTACTCTAATGCTGCCAAATATTCCACCAGTATATTCCCCAACTGGATTACAAGGGTTACCAGTCTGAACTGACACATAAATAGATGGATCGTTGAACCCAGTTGAGTTTCCAGAAAAGGTCCAGAAACCGCTTCCAGAATCATAGTTTATATCTACTGTATAGTAATCATAATTATCCAACTCTGGCGATCCTGAGTAGTTTTCATAGTAGCCGCAGCTAGGATGGTTACCAGTACCCCTTTTCAGCCTTATATCGCCAGTCGGGCTTAGAAAGGGAATTTTTACATATAATGGTGTGCAACAATCTGACATTTTTTTTATTTTATATATTATTCGATTACAACGCCTACAACGACCGAGCCATCTAAATTTTCTAGATCCTGCCCTGAAACGTATATACTTTCAGATGCTGGAGATGAATCGTCGTATCTTTTATTGTAATCTGCGTTATTGAATGTGTCCGCCAATGATTGAGCTCTTATTGTATAGTTCCCTATTAAATCAGGAGTATAAGAAAAGTTTGTTACTGGAGTTGTGGCGACTTCAGACTTTTGGCCGTTTGGTAGTTCTAAGTAATAATAGTAACCAGTTGCATTTTCTACTGGCTCCCAGCTTCCTGTTATAATTGTTGGGCTTTCATCTAAAACGTAATCTAAAACATCTAATGTAATTGTTGGAGCTTCCAGGCTTATATAACTTATTTCGTTTACATTAAACTCATTTTTATTATAACCAAATGTGTTTTCGGCCTCTGGTATATTTATGTCGTTTTCTATTTCTTCGTATTTTCCGCTTAGATACTTTGAGGCTATAACCTTATAGGAATAATTTTCATCTTCCATTATGGAAATTATTTTGTAAACTTGATCCGAAGCGTCCTTACTTGGGAATCTATAGGTGGAACCTTCTGGAACAAATTTCAACAGGTTTGCGCTAGGGTCGTTTTCGTCTATGTATACAGTGTCTCCGTATTCATTTGCTTGTATACCTTTAAACCCTCCCCACCCAGTGACATTAAAGTCTCTTATTTGCTGGTATCCGTTTACATTTATGTCGCTTTCTTGGAGGCCTCCGAAATAATTCAAATCAGCGTTACTCTGATACGTAAATTTCCCCTCAAGATTAAAGCTTGCTGGCTTTGCTCTTTTATCGCCTTCTGCCGAATCATAAACGAATCCCGAAGAAGAGTAGGCGTCTCCTAACGTTAAAGATTTAAAATTAAAGGTGCCTTGCCCAGTGCTGTTTATGAATAAATTATAATTATCGTCGTCAGTAAAAGCTTTACCAGTAGAGAATACCCAACCAGTAACACCTGTATTAAACCATATTATTTGATTTTGAGATCCTGTGTATACAGCGTATTGTTCATAAAGCTCCGCTTCGTTATCAATTTCTACATCCCCATTAGATATGTCAGAATAACCTTGCGAGTAACTATTAAAACCATAATCACCTATAAAATTAACATCAAAATCAGGATAAGACAAAGCTCCTTGTTCTATTTCAAAATCTTTCAGTCTAAGTCTTTTTAGTTGCGCCTCTTCGTCTAAATCGCTTTTTTGCTTATTTCCTGTTGGTAAATAAACAGTTATTCTTTTTTCGTATTCGCTGGTTTTAAAGGGTTCCGAAGTCTTTATAGTTAAGTTGTCTGCGTCTACGCTTAAAACTCTTCCTATGTTGTGTCTTAGTGTTTTTAAGTCATCTTCTATAATAATTAAATCGCCAGGCTTACACAGCAAAACTTCATTCCCAGCCGTAAATGCTACAGTTTCATTTTCTTTTGTGGTTTGGTACATCAAATGCTTTGCTGCTCTTCTTGCCATTGCTTTTGATGTTATCCCCGCTGCGGTTATTTCTTTTTTGAATAAGCCTCTATCAACGATATCTTTTTCGTTTTCAATATACTCTATTTTTGATTTGAAACTGTCGTTTCTATCTAAATAAGCAACCTCAACTGCGTTATATTTTTCATCTCTCTTGTAGCTTGAATAAGAAAAGAACCCATCTTTTACACTTGCATTTGTAAATAAAGCTATAGGGCTTTTTAATCTGTCGTCTAAAAAGCTTATTGTCGAGTTTTGAAAATAAACTATACCCCTGAATATGGCGGCTATAGAGTTTATAGCGTCAAAGATTTTAGTTCCTTGTGTAAATGCTATGTTACATGTAAATCTTGGTTCGATACCTCCCCTTCCATCTTTGACTCCCAAAAAATAACCGTCTTCATCGACAGCGTCACAAAACCTGCCTATCTTGTAAAGATCCCATTTGTTAACTTCGCTTTCTGATATTTGTTGACCCAAACCGTACCTTGTGGCCACAATCATATCATATAAAATCCAAGCTGGGTTATCTGTCCATTCAAACTTAAAAGACCCATTCCAATCTCCATTATACAATAGACTAGATGATTTTGTTTGAGAGTTAAACTCAGACTCTTTTTTAAAATATCTTTTATCCTTACCATCTCCATCTATTGGGAAGTAGTTTGATGGTATTTTTACTTTTTTGAACTTACCTCTGTAAGTTCTTTTTGGTATGTCGTTAAAAACCCTAGAGTCTATCTTGGTTCCTACTATAGCTGAAAAAGGGTAGCTGCATTGAGATTCAATTATTTCAGTGACTTTTACTAATGAAATAACTTTAGATATTAAAGTTGAGTTAGACTCTGTCGAAAGTTTCGTTATTTTTATATACCTTTTTTCTTTTTTATCTTCCCTACCCGCCGTATCTTCTTCTATATCATTGTAAGGTATAGGAGGTAATATAAAAGGCTGGGATATCCCTCCCTGAGCAATACCTTCTAAGGTTTGGTTTATTTCTTTCACATCATCATATTCGCCAATAGAATCTTTAGCATCTGGGTTACCTATATCTAAGTAGTTGGGAGCCTCTACAAGCGCAATTATTTGAAAAAACTTTTCTACTAAAATTGTTTCGCCTCCATTTTCGTCTATTAATCCTGTTTCTATTCTTATGTTTAGTGGTGCTGGGATCTTAGTCCCAATATCGGCATTGCCGTTTCCTGCTCCAAGGCTAAGGATACCCTCTTTATCTACCGTATCAGATAAAGATTTTAAAGACAAAGTAACAAAGCAAGAAGAAACGTTCGGATTTTCTATTATATGTGTTACTGGTTGTGCTCTTTCGTCATAATCTACCTTGCTTGTATTCCAGTCTGAAAAGGATTTTGTATTTTGTCTTATATCTTTACTACCTTCTTCTATTGCAGCAAGGTAAGACTCGTCCATCTCTGGGATTGAATTTAGTAAGTAGTTATCGGTGTTGGGATCAAGTGGAAAATTCAAATCAGGGATTTTGTCTCCACCCAGCTCTAACTTTTTCAAAGTTCCATTTGCCTTTATTTTTTGAACCCCATAATAATCGCTATCTAAAATTCCAAATAAATCTGGTTTTAATGCCCCCCTAGTATTGAATGGCCCCAACAATTCCGAATTATAAAATTTGTCTATGTAAATATTTTTGAAGTAATCTAATGGCTCTTGAAATTGTTGTCCATTTCTAAATTCCATCATTACATTTGAGTAATTATATTTCTTAGCACCCAAAGAATTAGATCTATATCCAAAAGAAAAAACACCTAATCCAGTAATGTTTTTAAGGTAGTTTATTTCCTTAGACGGCATTAATGATTGTAAAAAATAACCATCTCTGGTTTTTTTGTATTTACCATCATCATTTACTCTTAACGCCCCACCAATGCCAATAGATAAATTAAAAGATTCTATATTAAAACCCCAAACTTGTCCGTTCCAATTCCCGTTTGAATCTAACTTTGGTATAATAAGATTAATCACTTTTCCAGAGGACTGTGACCTTATCTCTGTAGATACAGGCTCTATTGATAGAGAATAATCAAGTTGATCTCCAGGTTTACCTGTTGTAGCTATTGTCGGAGTAGCTAGTGCTAGTTGTTGTGTAATCCAAGCGCCAATCTCTTGTACCGCTGCGCTTGCGGGAGATGTTAATACGCTTGCTGTACATATATAATAAACATCTCCATAAAAGAATAAATCTTGACTATTATATTGTTTTCCGTATTCTACCGTATCAACAAATGTTTCTGTTTTGAATATATCTTTATGCTCCGACTCTATATAGCCATCAATAGCGTAACCTTCATCATGATTAACAAAAAGATAAGGATTTATTACGTCCAACCCTGGCTGATCTGTTTTTAGCTTAGTTTTAACGAGATCTGTAATATCGTTTCTAGTTATTTGTTCGTAAATTACTTCGTTATTTTCGATTGGAGTTGCATTTAAATTAAAACCTAAAGCTTTTAGTCTTTCTCTCAAAAATTCCGACGAAAGTTTTCCTGAAGAGCGGCTGTCATCTTGTACGTTTACTGTATCTACTAATTGATTTATAGAGTCTGATATTTCTTTTCTGAAAATCCCTAATGGATTTGCACTATTGATAGATTCTTCCCACTCTGAAACCTGAAGGCAAATTTCTGTATAAAAAGTATTAGCCCCGCCTTCTTCAGTAGACTGCTTGGTAAAAAAGCAGGTTCCGCCAGCTACTTTTTTTGCATCAGACAACGCTTGTGCGGAAGCATTTATTTTATATTTATCTCCATCAGCGAACCAAAACTCCCTTGTTTGCTTCGCGTATATACTAAAATTAGATGAGCTACCAGCCTCCAGGTAATTCTGCCTAATCCTTCTTTCCTGGTACCTATATAAACCCTCATTTATGCTAGTGTGTAATCCCCCATACACCTCATTTGTGCCATAAGAAACTACTTGCCCCGAAAAAGCTGGCTCAAGGTCAATACACCCAAACATAGTATCACGCCACCTGTTGTTTGTAGTACCTTGTCCGTAAAAGTTTTGAGATATTAATGTATAATCAGCGATTGGTGAAAAAAGATTTCTTATATCTGAAAAGGCTCTATATCGTTCAGAAGGAATATTATTAGCCCCATATACACGATCCCTGCTGCTAGGGTTTGAGCTATTCCAAATGATTGACCTATCACTATATACATATCGCATTCTTAAATTTTTCGGAACAATTATTTCATTATAAGAAAAGTCACTTACTGTTCCAAAAGCTTGTGATATAGCACCAGTAAATGACTCAGCACTTTGGCCGCTACCTATTAAAGTTGTTATATTTTCTTGCGATCTTTCTATGAATGCTTCGCTTGTCTGTTCCACTGGGACATCGTTTAAATAAACCCCTTGAAGGTAAGATGTTGGATTTAAAACATAACTGTTTGAATTTGAAAGGCCCTCTATAGGTCCGTCAGAAAGTAAATCAACAGTTTCTGAATAAGAAAAAGACGCGGCGACAGAGTAATCTCCTATCTTAGGAGGTTTAAGTGTAGCAGGTTTTGGTTTAGAGGCTCCTCCTTTAGCGCCAGCAAGTGTATTTTTTATTTCAAAATGTTTCATCTATTTTATAGGTTTGCTATTTGACTTGCTGCTTCTGTTTTTTCTGACTGTTCATTTAAAGGATTTCTTCTGAACGATTTAAATGTTTCTTGGTTTTGAGGGTAACTCTTTAAGCATGTTTGTATTATCTCAGAGCCAATAAGTAATTCACCATAACAAACAGGCACGGGTGTTCCTTGCGCCGCCCTGTTTTGCACACTGCTAAATGTAAATGACTTTTCTAAACCAGCTGCCGTTTGTGATATTTCTGGGGGCTTTGGCGGATCTGGAGCTAAGATTATTTGCAGCGCTGTTGAAACGACAACAATTGCAATAGCAATCCAAGTCGGGGGCCCATCTCCTGACAGAATAGGCACAAGGTCTATTGTTTCTGCTTTTCTTTTTGTTAAAATTTCTTTTGGGTTTTCTATTTTTTCGCCATCAACTATAACGCAGTAATGAAAACCAGAAGAACCCAAATCAAATATTCTTTTCTTGAACCCACTTCTGTTTGCATCTATGGCGTCAAAAACATCTTTAGGTTCGTCTATCTCCATAGAAAAACAATCCCCGAATTCATCAGCCAAAAGGCCGTATAGTTTTATATTGGTCATTTAATTAATTTGAACTTATCTATTGTTGTTACATCAGCAATAGACTTTTTGGGCGTGTAAAAGTTGAATTTTTTAGTATTCAACGAGTATATAAAAAATGGAAGACAACTGTTCTCTGACATCAATACGTCTTTTTCCGACTCTTCTTCGTTGCCGAATACGTGGCTATGAAACAATGCGACAGGTTTATAACGCTTTAGAAAAAGCAAATATTCTAAAGGGTCTATTGTAAAGCTTTCCCTTGGCGTTGTTGATTTATTCTCGCATAAAAAAACAGTAAATTTACCTTCCGACTCTCCAATAAAACCGCATATTTCCTGAGAAACATTTAAAAAAGACCACTCGTCTATTTTGTTCAGTATGCTTTTCGGGTCTTGGGTAGTTAACGATTCTTTATTCATTGTTATGTTTATCTTTGGAAATCAAAACCATCAGTTCCAGGGAAGCCTCCAAATGGTAAGAATGATATTTCTTCTTGTGTAGTGACATTTTTGTTTACTGCGTATGAGTAAGTATTCACGGATGCTGCTTTTTGATCTGGACCATTATATATTAAGTCATTTTTCTGAGTTGACTGGTCGATAATCTTCTCTATAAATCCATCTTCATCTGAGGATGGTTCTGACCACCACGCTAAAAGCCCGTCTAGTATAGCTCGCTCTTCTGGAATATCGCTATCTTTAAAGTATTCTATAGGTCTCATTCTTGAACCGCCGCCAACAACAGGTCTATAAAGAAGATCTAATTCTTTATTTTCTAGGTACCTGTCCCAAAAACAAACGCCTTCAGAGGCTCCCCTCAGTCCGTCGTTTTGGCTGTAAACATGAAAATGTTCGTAAAGTTTCCCAGTATATTGTAAGGTTGAAAAGTTCTCTGCTTTTGTATAGGGGTTGTATAAAGAGAAACCATAACCATCTTCGCCCCTTCTTACTATTAATTTATTTTGGCCTTGATCTTCTGGGGTTATTTTTAGACTTTTTGTTGTAGTTCCATTGTTATATTTTCTTAGGTAAGCCCTAATAGACTTAGAAACATAAGTGAGTGTAAGACCTTTATAGCTACCTCTTGTTGCGTTAGAAGTGCTTAATATATCCGTGTACGACTTGCTGCCTATTAGGTCTTCATTAAAATTAAAAGCCATTGTCCAAGGCCTATTGCCACTTAAGGCTTGCAAAAATGGTAGTTGATTTTCTGGTTCATAAAAGCTTTTTAACTTTTCATCGCTGTAGTTTATAAGATTTAAAGTACCTAATGAGACTTGCTCTTGCGCCAAAAATCTTGTCACAGATCTACCTTCAGTGAATCTAAGTTTACAAGAGGAAAGTTTTTTATTACATCCTTCTTTGTCCCAAAATTCAGGATTATCATCTGGAGACAAACCCCTAACGTCTGTTTTTGCAATATAATAATTTAATAAAGGTCGAGAATCTTCGACGGAACCAGGATCTTCTATTGTTACCCTGTTATTTTTTATAAAAACCAAGTCTCCAGTTGTGTAATCCTTAGAGTCGTTATATTCATCTTGTGCATTTCCGAACGAAAATCCATCTTTAACATTTATCTGATTTCCGTTTATATCTGTAAACGCCTTACCATCTTCTTTCTGTACTGGAATGCCTTGGTATTGACATCCCATACCCCTGTATTGCCAATAGCAATACTTCCCCATTATTCTTCTGCTGTTTATTTCGAAGTTGTCTAAGTCTAGCGGAGATGTTAACTCGAGCTCTACATATATTTTATTCTCTTGCGCTTTTTGAGAAACTATATAAGTTTGCCTAGATAGTTCGGCTGTTGAGTCTGAATTTCCGAAAGGGTTTCCTCCGTCAAAGTTTTCGTCGTCAAGAAATTTAACAAATGTTCTTATTCTTGTTATTCTGGCGTTTTTAAAATCGTCATTTTTCCTTAAAAGGTTTGTTACAAAATAATCCTTGTTTGATATTTTCATTTTGGGCCTATTAACTCTTCCATCAGCATTGATTTCAAAACCCTCTATCTCAAGACCTATTGGCATATAAGCCCTGCCTTGCCAAACCACGCCCTTCTTAAAGTTAGACCCATTATGTATAGCATAAGATGTTTCTGGTTTTTTAATAGCATCAGGGAAAACCAAAAACAAATCTAAAATAGCTGTCGGCTCTAAATCCAACAGAGATTTTGCTATCTTATCTAATCCTTCTCCCATGAAATAAGTTACACTTCTTATCCTATTTTATGACATTTTATTGATTTTTAAACACCTAATTAATGTTAATTAAAAAAAACACTGGACAAACCATTTGTTTGCCGTAATATATGGATATGGAAAACATCATCTACAGAGTTTATGACAAGAAAAACAGGTTTCATCAAAGCTATTCCCCAAAACTGCAAGACGGCAAATCCTGGGCTGTTGATTGTGCCGCTTTAATAAAAGGGTCTGTAAAAGAAGACTGTTTGGATGAGCTTGGTGCGGTGAAAAGCTCAAAGGTTATATTCAATGCCGAAAACAAATAACACAAAAATAGAACTCGTTGATTTTGGCGATCAAGAATCAAACAATATTATAAAAAAATACTGTTTACATTCGGCACCATTCGACCAAATTCATAATTTTTATTCTATTTCTTGCAGGGATATCGCGTCCGAAAACTTCCTTGAACACTTAAAAGAAAAATGTCAATTATCAATTACGGCTAAATCCGAAGAAGATTATTTGTTTTTTACCTTTTTCAAAAAAGATAAGGGCGGTTTCATTGACTTGTATTTTGCGATGCCCAACACAAACCTCAACCTTTCCGCAGATATAATGCGGCATAACTTTTATTCTCTTTGCTTATATGCTATTAATTACTTCTCTATAGACAACATAGAAGGTTTAATTTATAGAAAAAACAAAAAAAATTCAATGAAGTTATTTTTTAAAAGATATATAAAAGCCATGACCTACAAAGAAAATGAAGATCTACCTTATGATTCTGTGTATTTAACTAAAGAATCCATACTAAATCACCGTGAAGAATTGCAAGTTCAAAGTAATAGGAACAAACTCGACCACAAAACACCTAGAAAATAAGGTTTTCGAGATTGGAGACTTCGTGTTCACTCAAAGACAGCAAGCCTTAGATGCGCATTGCAATGGTGATGCTTATTTGTTTGATATGAAATCTGTTACTTTTTGTGACAAGGGTATATTATTGTCTGGTTTCATTTCTGACGAAAACAAAAACGTAGGAAGAATCTCCTTTAAATATTTGTAAAAAATAGATTAGATGTGTATGTATTTATATGTCAACATCAACACAATCAACCCTTTTAAAACAAGTAGGTCACTACGGAGGAGAAAGAGTAGGGGTAGGGACCCACACTGGAAATTTCATGGCAATTCATGCCCTTGATGATTGCACTATTGGTGCAGGAACAGTGGGTAGCATATCAAATTTTGACGGAGCAGCAATAGCTCTTGGCGATGTAATCGTTGGAGATTGGACTTCTATTGAACTTACTGCTGGAGACGCAATCCTTTATTACTCAAGCTAAAAAATGAAATCTCTCTCAATACGAGGATTAAACACTGTATTTAGCAGACTTCGCACTAAGACTGCTTCTATACTCGTTTGTTGTTCTAATCTTTGGAAAGATTCTATCGCATGGCAAGATTCTTGCCTTTGGGTTGAGGGTGATGAAACATTATGGGTTAATGGAGATGTTTGGAATAATGAATCTATTTGGCCTACCGAATAACTTAAAACAAAAATGAGCTTACTTAACGAAATACAACAACCATCACAAAACAGTCCAAAGAGAAAAGCCTCTAGGATTAAATACCTCAATGTCGCGTTAGCTAATGAGATTATAAGATGCTGGCATGAAGGCTGGGACATGATATGGAGCGATCCAAACCCGCAAGCAGTTCTTGACGCTCTTGGTGAAGATGCTGGCGAACTTTTTGATATAAACGAACAAACATTAATATATTTAAACAATGTTCTAGGTGGTCGTCGCCAATCAGATCTTGATAATATCTTTGCCAAGGTGGCGGCAAAACCAGCCACGACTACGGACGAAAACGGTAACGTAACAATAACTTAACAACATGGCACAAAATCAAATTTCAATTACTACAGGGGTTACTACGCATGAGAACGTTCTCAGCGGGATGAATGCAAACTTTGCTGATTCTGAGACGAGAATTGGAGGCTTAGAGGATAAAACCTTACAACAACCAATAAGTTCTTCAGCTGGTTCACTTGCTTTTGATACATCCCTTGGAGGTAATGCTACAACAACCCTCACCGAGGACGTAACTACCTTTTCCATTACAAACGCTGCGTCTGGAGATTCTGGCCTGATTCTTGTCGAGCAAGACAACACAGCTGGCTGGACATTCACTAGCACATATGACGTTCTTGCTGGCGATCTCGCAGATATAGCTTCGATTACAGCCTCTGGCATTGGAGCGGCTTCTGTTGGTTGGTATCACGACGGTACAGATAATTATCTTTATGTTAGCCAAGCAACCTAAACACTTTTTAAAATGAAAACTTATCAACTAATAAACCTTAGCCCTCTTAAACTCCGCTATAAGAGTTTGAATGGTCTGCCGTCATCTATTACCCGTGAAGCTGCGGCCCCGCAAACACCAGATGGTTACAAATACGTTGAAAACCTTACCGTCCCAAATGATGCCCCAGAAGGACAGCGTTATGTTAGAGAACTTACTGTTGATTCTTATGGTTGGAAGCTTGAGGATGTCCCTGTTCAAGTAATTAACGAGGTAACAAACTATCAGATCAAACAAGCCCTCAACACGGTCCCTGCTGATCGTGCTGCTGTAGATGCTTTTGTTGCTGGCAGTGGCGACCAAAATGTTATTGATGGTTGGTCTCATGCTGCTGTATTCAAAAGAGACAATGCATTATTTCTTGGTGCTGTTGCTTATCTTGGTTGGACTCAAGAAAAAGTAGACGGTTATATTGAGCTTGCTGCGACCTTCGATTAATAAATTTAAAAATAAAAAATAATGGCACTAAATCCTTTCATACCCACAAGTGGATCAACTCACTTGACATTCCGCAACAATTATAATACCAATATATCAGAGATCGAATCTCGTATATCTGGTGTTGAAGCTGTGTCTGGGAACTACGCTCCTGCAAGTCACCAACATGTGGTTGGTGATATTGATTCTGCGACAGCCGTAAGCGGTTACGTTATCACTGCAGATGGCGGTGGAAACGCAACCTGGGAAGAAGCTCAAGGCGGTGGAGGTGCCGCTAATTTTAGCGTTGTCACGGTAGACACCCCAACTTATACACAAATCCCACAGCACACACATCACCTTTACGATGACACAGATCTTGGTGATAACGGTAGCGGTGGAGGTGGAGCTTGTATCGCGGTTGATCTTCTCGACCCAACACTACATGAAGCTGTTACTGTCCACAAAAAAATAGGCAATAGTTGCGATGTTCTGCTTCTTCCTCCTAGTGGTTGCACTATTGACGGTGTTGTAAGTGATGGTCTTGTAAGCGGTTATACCTTAACATCTCAAAACGAAGCTATCTCTATATTCAGTGATGGAGTATCTGGTTACTATATACAATAATGAGCCACACTGCGAAAACTCCTCCAACAGCTAATGCAATTGCAGATCTTCCAGATGCGAAAGATGGCACTGTTGCTTATGATGCTGCTGCGGGTAAGCCAGTAGCAAGAATAAATGGCGCATGGGAGAGTATTGCTGGTGGTGGTGGTGGTACACCTACCGTTGTTTATGATGATGGTGCTGCTATTGGTAACACGGACCAAATCCAAGGAGATATTCCTGCTGACTGGAAACAGAACGACTCCTCTTTAAGAGGATTAGTAATTGGCACATCTTGCACAAGTATTGGGAGTCTTGCTTTTGATTATTGCTTTGGCTTAACTGGCTCATTAGTGATACCAGATAGTGTCACGACTATTGGGCTTGCTTCTTTTTTCTTTTGCACTGGCTTAAATGGTTCATTAACTATTGGGAATAGTGTTACGAGTATTGGGGATAATGCTTTTAATGGTTGCTCTTCCATCACCGCTCTTTACACCAACACACCAGCAGCATCATGGGTCGGAACAAATGCTTTAAACGGAACAACAGCACTTGTCAACATCTACGAAGGACCAGATGTCACTGGTCAATACAGTGCTACATTCCAAGGAGGATCTGGAATGACTGTATCCGCATGGACAAACTACCCTAACATACCATAATACAAATTTTAACTAAAAAACAATATGAAATACGCAATCACAGGCCCAAGAGGGGCAATTTTTAACATAGTAGATACAGAGCCAACAGAGGCTCCAAACTACAGCGAAATTTCAGATGCAGATGCAGCCACAGTGCAAGCAAGTGAGGATAGATTCTTTATCATTGATGGTATTCTACTGACACAAGAAGAAGGCTTCCAAAAAATGAGAAGAAGCTTTATTGATGAAAAAATAGACAACAGTGCCGATCTTGATGCAGGTAAAGAGATTCTTAGAGATCATTTCGCAGAAAGAAGATATGATTTTGAGGTTGGAGGTATAGTTTGGAACGGACTTGACGTAAGAACCGATAGGTTTACAGTTGAGAGAATTTATCAAGCAAGATTCTTGGCAAAAGAAGATGCCGCATTTACTACGGATTGGAAACTAGGCAATGGAACATTCATGACAATCGATTCCCCAACTATAATTGGTCTATCTGATGCTGTTACTGCCCACCTTAAAGAAGCATTTACAAAAGAAAAAGTAGCCAATGGGTCAATCGATGCCGCAACTACTGTTGCAGAATTAAAAGCCGTTCAATGGTAATATGAGCCACACAAGTAAAGAGCCACCTAGCCAATATGCAGCTGGCGACCTTCCTAGCAACCCGCCAGAAGGAACAGTTGCTTATGATAAAACCAACCAAAAGATGGTTGCGTTTAAGAATAGTTCTTGGGGTGACTTCGGGGGTTCTGGAGGTGTAGGCTCTACTACTTACGTTAGAGATAATGTAGCTGGGGTAATCGACCAAATCCAAGGAGACATTCCCGCCAACTGGAAAATCAGCGACAGCTCTTTAAAAGGATTAGTAATTGGGACATCATGTACAAGTATTGGGAGTAATGCTTTTTATAGTTGCTCCGCCTTAACTGGTTCATTAGTTATCCCAGATAGTGTTACAAGTATTGGGAATAGGGCTTTTCAGAATTGCGTTGACTTAACTGGTTCATTAATTATTGGAAATAGTGTTACGAGTATTGGGGCTTATGCTTTTACTGATACTACTTTTGGAGGAGCAATAGTTATACCAGATAGTGTTACAAGTATTGGGAGTTATACGTTTTATTATTGCAATAGTTTCTCTACACTCTATGTTAACACACCAGCATCATCATGGGTTGGGGTAAACGCTTTAGGAGGGGCTGGTCTCACTACTATATATGTTAATGGTGTAACAGCATTAGGATATACTTCTGGAGCGCAAACATTTCAAGGTAAATCATTGACTATAACCGAATGGACAAACTACCCTAACATACCATAAGATGTCACACACAACTAAAATACCACCAGCTAAATACGCAACTTCAGATCTTCCAACTGACGTTGCCGTTGGGACTATTGTGTTTGATGAAACAACAAGCGAACACAAATCATTTAACGGATCATCATGGGACGC